CAACCACGGGCTTCACACATCGTCGGGACAAACATTGCGGGCTCTCCCACGTTCTTGAGGTCGCTGGGCTCGGTGCTCGCAGGCAAGGGTACCAGCGAGGGTGCGGGCGGAGTTGAACGGCGAGTCAAAATCGATAGAAGAGCAGCCTCATATTCTTGCCCCCTCGGCGTCAACCCCGCACTGCTATATGCCGACCACGAATACAGCGATGACGCGTTCATCGGATCTCGTAACGACGACCGATCTCAACTGGCTGAATCCCAATGAAGGCACATCCGTTTTGGATGCCGCGTTCATCGGCGTGTCCGGCGGCGGCGCGTTCGCCTTTTCGCTGGATGATGACGTCAACGATGGCATTGGCATCTACAAATCAACGGCAGCGGATTCTTGATGGCCTTTTCGGGCAACGCCGGTACGAGCATTGGCCGCACGGTGCAGGATCAGGAACGGTTCTGCAAGGGCATTGCCTGGAGCGGCCTGGGTGCGTCCGCTGTCGCATCGATCAATGGCGGCAATGTCATTCCGCTCAGTTCGACTGCCGCCATCTCGCCAACGCTGTTCTCGATCGGGTCGGCACGCGGCGGAACGACGTCCAACGGCAATCTGTGGGTGCGCTCCCTGCGATATTGGCCTAACCGCATGAGCGACGCAGAATTTGCCGTTGTCACGGCACTTCAATGACGCCTGGGCCGTTCCTCAATAAGATCGTCATTACGATTGATAACCGCGCGGAATCTCCGCGAGATTCACGATAACACATCGGTTCTACAGGGGACCTAGTTCGCGATGCCTCTTCAACCTATCCCCTTCATCAACCCTGCCCATGACCATGGCGAAACAGAAAGATACCGTGCCGCGTTCGATTTCGAGCTAGTCGTACTTCAGCAACTCGGCGATCACGAGCGCGGCAAGCGCATCAGCGACGCTGCGGACATTCAGGCGGTGATCGACGGTTACAATCTCGCTCACTGCATCAAGATTGCAAAGGAGTCGAACTAATGCCTATCTATCAACTCGGACAGTTGAACACCAACGCCCTATCCACTCCCGGAGTGTAGATGCAGATCGTGCCACCGCCGCGCATCATCAACGGTGTTCCGTCCAACGTGCTCGGCACGGTCGGCGTCGGTTCGTGGGGGGCCGGTGAACGCACCGGTGCTGGTCGGCTCGCCCGGTGATGTGTCGCGCAGCCTGGGCGATCCGGTCACCCGCAAGTATAACCTCGCCACGGCAATGGGCGTGTTCTTCCTCGAAGGCGTGACCGTGATCCAGTATGTCCGCGTGATCGATGGCACGGATACCGCCGCCATCGGCAGACTCATGGATACGGCGACCACGCTTGCCATCGGCGCAACGCTGACCGCTCTTTACACGGGTACGCGCGGCAATACCATCACGGCGGCGGTGAGCGCCAGCACGAAGGCGTCGACGTATCGCGTTGTCGTCAACATGCCGGGCCAGCAAGCCGAAGTGTTCGATAACATCGCCGATGCGGGCGTGGTACTGTGGCAGAACATCGTCAGTGCGATCAACAACGGCAACTCGCCGTCCCCACGCTCGTCGAGCCTCGTCATTGCAATGACGGGCGTGGGGACGGCGGCTTCCAATGTCGTTTCGAGCACCGCGTTCACCTCGGGCACGGACGGCACGGCCACCTCACGGATGCGAACCTCGTTGGCGTGGACGGCAACGCCGGCGTGCGCAAAGGCATGTACTGCCTGCACGGCACGGGCGCACAGGCGGGCTACCTAGTGGGATCATTCGGACCTTTCCGTAGCATCGACCGTACTGGCGTTTGCCCTTTCCGAAGGCATCTATCTCGGTATGCAGGCGCCGGCCGGCGCGAATTACACCACGACATCGACGTCCCTGAACACGACGGACGCGGATGGCTATGGACTGAAGGTGTTCGTCGGCGACTGGGTGACCTATTTCGATTCGACTAACAACCAGAACCGCCTGCTCGGACCGACGACCTTCTGGGCCGAACGTCAGGCCGCGCTCTCGCCGGAACGTTCGTCACTCAACAAGCCGTTGTACGGCATTGTCTCGACGCAGCGCACCGTGCAGAGCGTGCCTTATACGAGCGCAGAAATCGGCGCGATCAAGAACGCCCGGTTGGGACGTCATCACGAACCCTTCGCCGGGCGGCAATTACTTCGCCACCCAAACGGGTGTGAATGCGTCGAGCAACGCAGCGACGCTCGGCGACAATTACACGCGGATGACCAACTATCTCGCGCTGACGCTGACGAATGCCTTCGGGTGTGTGATCGGTGAGAACCAGACGACGGATCTGCGCAACGACGTGCGCAGCGCGATGCAGTCGTTCCTCGCTAACCTGTGGCGTCTGGGCATGATCGACGACGTGAACAACCCGACGGCCGCGCCGTTCTCTGTGCAGATCGACGCGAACAACAATCCGTCGCAGACGGTGGCGAACGGCTACATGCAGGCGAACGTGGCCGTCAAATACCTGTCGGTGGTGTTCTACTTCGTCATCAGCCTTCAGGGTGGTCAGACGGTCTCGATTCAATCGAGCATGCAGTAGGAGTAAACGAGTCCGCAAACTTCTCCCGGCCCGCTTCTCAGCGGGCCACTTAATTTAGGATATTTTACTCCGATCAATGGCTTTTCCGCAGGACGCGATATTGCGGTCAACGTAAAAACTCCGTCGGGTTCGTTGAATCTCTCGATGGTCACCAAGTTCACGTCGAAGCCTGAAAACACCGACGTGAAAGCCAAGGGCATAGACAGCCGCACGCACAATCTTCGTTTTCCCAACGGCTGGTCGGGTTCGGTCGAGATCGAACGTCAGGACTCGACCGTCGATGATTTCTTCGCCGCCGACGAAGCGAACTACTACGCCGGCGTCAGGCGTCCGACCATCACGAGACGATCACGGATCCGGACGGCACCGTGTCGCAGTATCAGTACGTCGGTGTCGTGTTCAAGCTCGACGACGCGGGCAGTTGGGAAGGCGACAAGACCGTCAAGCAGAAGATCTCCTTCGTCGCAGAACAGCGCATCAAACTTTCCTGATCGAGTGAAATGACATGGCGACAGTCAACATCCGGAAGAAAAGCGCCGCCGTTACCAGCACGCCGTCGAGCGAACTCGTCAGGGAAGCGGCGAAGACGGTCACCATCGAGAGAGACGCCGAACGGATTGACCGTGACGCTCAAAGAGCCGGGCGTTCTGTCGCAGTTCCGGCTGGCCAAGATTCTCGGCGAAGCGGCGCGCAACCAGGTCTATTTCGACATGGTCACGCCGATTATCTTCGTTTCCTCGATCAACGGGCGCGGCGGTGAACTTTCCGAACAGCGAGCGCGAACTCTAAGCGACCATTTAGTACCTCGATGAAGACGGCGTCGTGGCCGTCATGAACGCCGTGACCGAGCATTTCGGCAATGAAGCGGCGGAAACGCAAAAGGAAGACGTAAAAAAAACTAGCGCGCACCGCGCCGCGCTGCGCGAAGTACTCTGGCTGGTCCGTAATGGTGTTCCGTTCGATGTCGCGTTTGAAATCGACGACATGACTCGAACGGCTTTTTCAATCGTATTGATATTCGACCATGCGAGCACGAACGCGCCGCGCATCGTCGGCCGGGACGGTGAAAATGCCGCCGTCGGTTCCTTCGGGCGATACGCATATCGTTCACAAATCGGGAAGCGTCATGAAATTCACCGCCGACGGCACCATCGTTCTGACCGCGAAGTCTTCCATCACTTACACCGGTACGCAGCATCGTTTCGGCGGCCCCGTGCAGATGGACAACACACTGCTCGTCAAGCAGAACGTCACCGCTCAGGGCTGCGTCAGTATCTCGGGCGACAACGGAACGGGCAATGCGTCGTCGGTGTCGAGGAACATGGTCACGAACAACAATCTTAGCACCAGCGGTACGCTGACGAACAATGGCAGGATGGATGCCCGGGAACTGCGCGCGATCGTGCGCGGCATGGTCGTGTCTTTTCCGGGCGGTGCGCGCATGCCCTCGCCGGCCATCATCGTGACGCCATTCGAGAATGGCGCGACGATCGATATTACGTATTCCGATGTGATTGCCGGCGAGACTGAAGCGCTTTCTTTCGACCTCAACCGATGACCGTTAAAACGCTCTCTTTCTCGCAGCTCCTGAATGGCTTTGCGACCACCGTCTAGGGCGCGGTCTCGTCACTCGTCAACTTCGTGATAGATTTCGTATTGTGCGCGATCGGCGAAGACATGGCGTGGATCGCGCTGTGGCTGAAGGACCTCGTTTTGCAGGCCATCGCGCTCACGCGTTCGACCAGGTCCAACGGGGCAGATCTGGATTCATGGTTCGCCCAGCTCGACTTTCAGCGGCTCGCGCCCGCCGCAGCGAGCGGAACGGTGACGTTCTCGCGCTTCACGGCATCCGCTGCCGCGTTGATTCCGGTCGGGGCGATCGTTCAGACCGGTGATGGCTCACAACATTATCAGGTGAGTGCGGACACGTCGAACGCCTCGTTCGATGCCGGGCAGAACGGGTATGTAATTCTGTCCAGGCAGCAGTCCGTGGTGTGTCCGGTGATATGTATCACGCCGGGTTCGAACTCGCTGAATCTGCCGTATGCATCCGGCAATGTGAGCGCAGGCACGGTCAACACGCTGTATCAGTCCATTCCGTTCGTCGATACCGTCACGAACGCACCGCCCTTCGTCAACGGGGAAACTGCCGAGATCGATGCGGTGGCGCGTGAGCGCTTCGTCGCTTATCCCGCGTCGCTCACACGGGCGACGCGGGCTGCGCGATCGGTGCTGCCATTACGGCGCTCGGCGCGAATTTCACCTACCATCATCGAAAACAAGACGAAGGCCGGCGAGCCGCAGATGGGCTATTTCCATGTGATCGTCGATGACAGCACGGGCGCGCCGAGCGCGACGGTGATCTCGACGGTCGATGGCGCGGTGGATGCCGTGCGTCTCTTCACGTCGACATTCGGCGTGTTCGCGCCGACGGTCGTGAATGCGTCGGTGGCGATGGCCTTGCAGACGTATTCGACGGGCCTCGCCCATGCGACGACGTGCGCGCTCGTGCAACAAGCCGTGCTCGCCTACACCAACGCCCTGCCGCTTGGTGCATCGTTGCCGTACTTCAAGCTCGCTCAGATCGCACTCGACACTTCCGCCGACGTAGCCAGTGTTCAGTCGCTGACCGTTAACGGCGCGAAAGCGGATCTGACCGTCACGAATCAGCAGGTCATCAAGTCGACTTCGGTGAGCGTGTCATGACAGGCGATCAGGAACGATTTTTTGCGCGCCTGAACGCGCGCATGCCGTCAGGCTGGTTCGGCTCGTCATCACCGCTTCTGGACACGCTTCTGATGGGCATCGCCAGCGCATACTCCGCGGTGTATGGCGCTTATGCCTACATGCGCGTGCAGACGCGGTTGCAGACATCGACCGATGACTGGCTCGATATGGCCGCCGCCGATTACTTCGGGACGGGCGGCCTGCCGAGACTGCTCAACGAAAGCGACGTGGCGTATCGCATGCGCATACAGATCAACATCGTCCGCGAACGCGGGACGAGGCGTGCCGTCGAGTCGATCCTGACCGATCTGACGGGCCCGCACCGTCCATTCTGGAGCCGGCCCAGCCCGCGGATACGGGGTCGTATGGAGGAGCGGTGGCGGTTGAGAATGCAAGTTCCGACTCGATCACCTCGGCGTCCCGCTACAACGGTCCACGAACCAATGTGCACTTGTTTTCAAGCAGCATAGGCGATGCGTATTATGCGTGCACCTATGCGACGACGATTCCAGGTGCACGCATCGGGACGACCGAGATGAAGACTATAACTCAGGCGAGCGTTGCCTCGACAAGCATGCAAACCGCGTATTTCGAGCCTTTGGCCGGGTATCGTCCGAACGTGGTTGCGAACACGCTGTACACATGGAGCGTCGACTTCGCATACGGCAATGCGCCTCTTTTCTGGCTTCGGGCGCTGAGTGCTGACGGCACGTCGATCGCTGCGGTCCTCGTGACGTTTTCCCCGGCTGGCTGCAGCGAAGAGCGACAGCGCCGCGAATGCCGTGATCGTCCCGGGGGCGAACGATACATACCGGCTTTCGTTCACGTTGAACACAAGCGCGTTCACGTCGATGAGGTTGATCTACTATCCGGACCGGACCTATGCCAATGGCGGGTACACCTACTTCGACCGACCGCAGCTCGAACCGGGAAGCGTCGCTACCGACTATATCCTGACGACGGAGGCGGCTTTCATACCAACTGACTATGACTGGCAAGGGACGCGGGTGCTGTATGGGCAATCGCGTTCGAATCTCGTCGGATGCTCGAATATCGATGCGGGATGGGGCCCAATGCCGGCGCAACTAAATCGGCTGGAACGCTGGCGCCTGATGGCTCGACAACAGCAAGCCAAGTGTTTGCCCCGAAGGCAAAAACAGGATACTGGCGGAATATTTCAACCGTTTCGGCTGGCAGAAATATACTGCACGAGTGCCTATTTTCAACTTGTGACCGCGGGTGTAACCGATAGCATCATCAATATAGGCAACGGTAAGGAAACCTGCACGGCTTTCTTCGACCTTGTGAGCATGAAGTTCACGTCCTTCGACAGTGGTGGGGTGACGGCCTATGGCGCAACGCCGCTTGCAAACGGTTGGGTTCGAATCTGGCTCGCAGGTTCTTTGGCCGACACGACGCTGATTACGGTGCTTTATGCGGCCAATTCGACCATGTCGTTCAATGATGTGTAGGGCATACAGGTCGAGCGAGGCAACAAACCAACGTCGTTGATTCCATGTTCCGGCGATGTCGGTGTTGCAACGGACTAGGTCATGTCCGGCGACGGCACGGTGACGTTCGCTAATGCGCCTGCGAACGGCGCGGTTTTGAGCTGGTGCGGTTCGTATGCCACACCCGTTCCGACAGGATCGCACAAACGAAGGACATCGAATTCTCGCGCGGCGATGGCCGCCAGAAGGTCTTCTCGATCGCGTCACGATACGGCCGCGATTGGCTACGGCAAGTCGGGCGCCTATGGGCCGCTGAGACGAGCTATCAGGCCTTCGTCACCGCATATCGGCCGGTTGGTGCAGCCATTCCCTTCGTGCAGGGCTATGGCACATCGCCGGGCGGGTACACGACAGCATCCCGCGCTGCCTATTCCGAAAATCGATGAAATCGCCTCGGGCGTCACCGATGTGAACATTCAGGCAGCCGTCGCATCGGTGCTTTCTGCCGCGACCATTGCCTGGCTGAAGATCGCCAGCTAAGCCGATTCACCTGAGTTCAAACCAGCCCGCCGCGTGCTGGCTATTTTATTTTGGGAGTTCCATTTGGACCGCCAAATTGTTTATCCCAGCGCCATTCCGCTCGAAACCGACTTGTTGAATATAATTTTGGGCGCTTTATTCCAGGACAACCTTGGAAGCGCTTTTACCGGACCTGTTTTCACGGGGTTTTCGTGCGTACCGAACACGCCTGCGGCTTTGGGTGTCGTTGTGAATCCGGGTGCTGTCTATGCGTTCTCGCAAGCCGGTGAAACCGTCTATTCGTCCCTCGCCGCTGATTCGACGGCCATGGTCAAGCAGGGCATCCTGTCGAGCGCTTAGACGTTCAGCACGCTGGCACCGACGACGTCGGGACAGTCGGTCGTCTATCTTGTCTATCTTATTTCTGCCGCGTTTCTTGAAGCGGATACGGAATTCGGCTGTGCTGCCTTACTACAACGCGGCCAATCCATCTCAGGCCTTCAATTATCTGAATAACTCAGGTGCTTCGCAAGGTACGACGCGATCGTGCCAGGTTGCGCTGGCGCTGACGGCGGGCGTGCCGGCGACGGCTGGTTCGCAGCAGGTCCCGGCGACGCCTGCGGGCCAGACCGCGCTGTACACGGTGACCGTGGCCTACGGCGCGACTACTGTTACCTCAGCGAACATTGCGAAAGTGTCGAGTGCACCTTTTTCCCGGATTTGTCCGGCCGGATGGAATGACGCCGCTCACTACGTTGCAAAGTGGCGTGACTCCCCCTCAGTTTGATAAGAGCACCAAGCTGGCGACGATGGAGGCAGTGCAAAAGGCGTAGGTAACTTCGCGGCTGGTTTATCGCTTTCTGCGTCGACTGCTCTCACGGCGAGTCAGGCGGGACAGGTCGTCGCGCTGTATGAGAACGTTCCATTCCATATACAGTTACTCTACCTGCGGCGGCGAGCGTGGGTTCCGGTGCCAGCTTTGCGTTCTACACCACGAACACCGCAGGCGTCACAATCGCCGGGGCGTCCGGGGAAACTTTTTATCAGTCAGGCGGCACCAGAACCAATTCAGTCATGCTCTATGGTGGCGATTCGGCTGTCTTTGCTGTCATTGGAGGCGTATGGCATTTGCTCGGTTGAACGCTCAATGTTAAAAGTTCTGCCGGTTTCTCCTCGTCGATGAGCGGTTTGGGATATCAAAAGCTTCCGAGTGGGCTCATTTTGCAATGGGGTTCCGGTGGATATACCGGCGCGAGCGGGTCGACTCAGCTTGCCCCCTATCTAATCGCCTATCCGAATACTGCTCTTTCTATAACCGGAACGATCGGCGCCGCAATGGGAACGGTCTATATGGGCTTTCAAGTGGCCAATAAGTCCTAGTTTCTTCTCTGAGCGTTCAACTCCACGGGAAATCCAGTCACGAACGTCAGTTATTGTTAGATTAGTGTAGGGTATTAAAACATGTCAGATAGACAAGCAGCATACGATGCCAGCGGCAAAATTTTTGCTTTCTACCACAGAGTGGATAGCCCGGCGAACCCGGCCGAAAACGTCATAGACCTTACAGACAGTGAATGGCAGATTTGTCTGGCCAATCCAGGTTATCTCGTGAAGGATGGCAAGCTCATTCCACCTGTCTTAACGCACGATGAGTTGCTGACAACGGCGAAGAAAGTTAAACAAGCGGAACTATCGGCGGCGTGCGCTGAAGCAATTACAAACGGTTTCGCCTCCACGTCGCTCGGATCCCTCCACAACTACCCCGCCAAAGACATCGATCAACAAAACCTCACCACTTCCGTCCTCGACTCCATTCTCCACGCAAGCGATTCGGACTGGACCACTCCATTCTGGTGCGCCGACGATACCGGCAACTGGGCCTTTCGCCCGCACACTGCAGCGCAGATCCAGCAAGTCGGCAAAGACGCCAAAGCACCATTCTCGCCGTGATGACCAAACGGCAAACCCTCGCCGCTCAGGTAGAAGCCTCAATCAACGTCGACGAAGTCAACGCAATCGTCTGGAATTGAGCATGTCGCGCACAAAGCTGCTGTTCCTTTGGCTTCTGTGCGCGGTGTTCGCACCGTCGCGATTGCAAGTGACGCCGCATTGATCGATGCCAGCATTGCCTGTCAAATGCCACGCCCGAAGCTCGATCATCTCCCTATGCACGATTGGATAGACCTCGCCCCTTATATCGTCGCGGGCTCGGCTGCGATTGCAACCGTCGTCTGGTGGAGCTACCGCAGCATGGACGCGCGCATCACCACGGCAGAGCGGGACATCGCCGAACACAAACTCGATCTCGCCAAGAATTGCACATCGCGCAAGGAATCCGAAAGCATGACCGCTCGTGTGTTCGAACGCCTCGATCAGATCTACGCGATGCTGGCCAACAAGGAGGACCGCAAATAATGCAAATCACGCCGGCTCTACTCGAATCGGCGTGTGCGTGCAGCAGCGTGAACGGGCTGAAATACGCTGGCCCGCTCACGCTCGCATGTACGCGCTATGCCATCACGAGCCCTCAACGCCAGGCCGCGTTTCTGGCCCAAATCGCCCACGAGTCCGGCTCGCTGTCAACGCTGGCCGAATCGTTCGACTATATTGCATCCGCCCTCTCGGCCGTCTTTCCACGCGTGATGAATCCATCCATTGCCATGACTATGGACGGAGCTCGAATGAGCGGTTCGTCCCGATCGAGCGCCAACGTCAGATCGCCAATCTCGTCTATACCAACCGCTACGGTAGCGGCGACCCGGCGAGCGGTGATGGCTGGCGTTTCCGCGGCTCCGGCCTCCTTCAGATGACGTTTCGCGCAAATTTCGCGGATACGGGCAGGGCGCTGGGCATCGACCTCGAAAACGATGCCGACCGGCTACGCACCGACGCTTCTGCAGCCGCCCTCGCCGCCGCATTCTTCTGGACCACTCCCGCGGCCTTAACGCCCTCGTCGACGCCAACGACTTCGACGCCATCACACGTCGCATACCCGGCAATGGCAGGTTCGGCCGATCGGCGCAAACGATGGTCGATCGCCAAAGCTGCGCTCGGCCTTCGTTAGCCATCACTCATCGGATGAACATGCGCAAGAGACTTCTCGAACTCGTAACGGGCGACGACAACCAGACCATCGAACCTGCATAACCTGCATATTTCCTTGGCGCGCTCGCCTTCCTGATCGGGCGGCGCTCGAAGTCTACGCCGTACTCGCCGCGCGGAACTTCGACTTGCAGACCTATAGCGTCGGCGCGCTGCTAGTTCATTGAACCAGATGCATTGCACCGGATGCGTCGAGTTGGATCGGAATACTTCTATTTCAGTGGGACAGCCTGCTTGTTGTATTGACGGATGTAGCGCATGAGCTTCTTGTCGAGATCTTTGATGCTGTTGAATATCCCGCGCGTGATGACATCGCGCTGGATGCGGGCAAACCCGTTCTCGACCTGATTGAGCCATGACGAATACGTGGGGGTGTAATGCATCGAGACGTTTGTATGGTTAGCCAGAAAAGTTTGAACGACGTCGGTTTTGTGGCTGC